GCTTCTTCAATATCCGCTTGAAGAGTAAACCACATACCAATAACCATACCAACAGAAACTAGAATACTAATTGCTGTTTCAATTGTAAGACTAAACTTGGTGTCTTTTCCTACTTCCATGTTATCTCCGTAATCTAAAGGTTAAAGTGGGGGAGAATTAACTCCCCCCTCATTTCTATTTTTCAGCTGGAGGCACAACTTTAAAGCCTTGTTGTAAAAGACTATTTATGTAGTTGTGTGTTCCACGCAATTCAGCAATTTGAGCTTCAATTACCTTCAATTGTTCTTCTAAATTGATAGGTTCTTGAACTATTTCTTTTGCTTTATCTTGTTCTTTAGCCATTGTTTCTCCTTATTTACTATTAATAGTGCTTTAATTTATTAATTTAAATCATTATTATCCACAATTAATTTAGGTGCATAATAAGTATTACCTTCGCCTTTTAAGTACCAATCTACTTTAGCTTTTTCAGGTATTGTTAAATTAACTGATTCAAAATCTATCCTACTCTTTCTTTCAAATTGTTGTATTTCGTGTACTTTTTTAATGTATTTTTTTACTCCGTCATACTGACTTTCTTCTTGTAAAAAATTATTATACCAAGTAAGTATAGTCCCTTCTTTACAATGTTGCATTATTCTGGTAGGAAAATATCTTTTATTTATCATATCACCAAAACCATCATAAAATACACCATCGTATTTTTTATCAGTAGGTATATCATCATACCAATCGCCTTTGACTGGTATTACATTAGGTTTATCTTTAGCCCATTCTACCAATGCGTCATATATGCCATCATTAATTTCAATAATCGTATGTGATTCAATATCTTTTTCTTGTATTAAACCAGCACTAATTCCCATACCAAAACCAAATTCTAATATATGTCCACCATTAGCACATACAATATCAGCGTGTTTTTGCATAATAGGAGTTTCCCAAGTAGACATTACATCCCACCCAGTAGCTTCGTCTATAATACAATCTTCTTTAATTGTATAATTTGCTGCATATGCGTATCCCTTCATCGACCAGGACCTCCACCAGCAACGTGTTCTCCCCCTATAAGCTCAGACATTTTATACGGAGCTTGTTCTATAGCCGCTGTTTGTGATGCTGTAATGTTTTGTTGAGTAGATTGAAAATCACTATTAGTGCCTCCAATTTTATCAAACTCATCTCCAGGTCCACCATCGTTAGCAAAGGTCATACCTTCTCCACCAGTAGATAATCCTTTTAAACTAATGTTAGATGTTTCCTGAACAACAGTAGCTTCACCTACCGCTGAGCCATGACTAAACAATCCTACATTAGTACTTCCTACTGTAACGCCCATTATTAGCCTTTAATTTTTTTATATTCAGCAATGTCTGCTTTTAATTCAGTAACTCTTGCTTCTGCTTTTACTAAATCTGCTTCTGCTCTTGTAATTATTTCATCAACGCCTATTGTTTCTACCATATCAACTACAGTTACATCTTTACCATCTGCATCTTTCATAACTCTAGTATGTTTAATTTCAACTTGTTTAGGTAAAACAACATCTGATTTTGCTGCTTCTTTTATTACTTTAGCCATTTAACTTCTCCTTAAGTTCGTTTATTTGTTGTTGTTGTTCTTGAACTGCTTTTATTAATACGGCAGTTAATTTTTCGTAATCTAAAGTTTTTATTTCTTTATCAAAATGTTTTTTGTCTTTTACGATTTCAGGAATTACTTCTTCTACTTCTTGAGCTATAAATCCTATATCGTGTCTATCGTCTTTTTTCCAGTCATATTCTTTTGGATTTAGTTTCATAACGGTTTCTAAACCGTAATTAATTTCTTTGATATTAGTTTTTAATCTTTTGTCTGATGGTGTTGTAGAAAACGCAATTACATCTTGGTCAAAATGACAATCTCCACCAGACTCTAATCTAATTCTTTCTGTTCCGCTTATACCTCCAGTATAAAATTGCATAGGGTCACTACCACCTGCATAAAATTGTAATTCGTGTGAAGCTGCTCCTATTTTTAGTCCACCGCTACCATTGTCAAATATCCTTTGGTCATTAGCGAATTGAAATTTCACTGGTTGTTCAATGTGTATTGTTCCATCAGATACATAAAATTGGTCTTCACCAGCACAAGTAAATCCTATTTGATTAGCAGACCTACGATACATACCTGTATCTAAATCGCTTACTCCATTTCCATTAAAACTATAACTTGGCAATGATTCAGTTCCAGCAGAACCTTGAATTTGTCCCGCTGCATTACCTGTAATTAAAGAATGCCAAGCACTCCAAGTGCCACTATATCTACTTCTTACCGCTGGTCTTACACCATCATTATTTGCAAAATAATAAGGAATACCAAATTGTGTCATATTTCCATCATTGTTCCAACTTGCATATTCAAAACTAAATGGATGCATATAAGTAGTATTTGAAGAATTAACACACGAATCTGTTGGACCATTAGTAGCATCTTCTAATAATAAAGTGTGTCCACCACCACTTCTTGCATTTGTGCTATCGTTCCAATCAGTAGTTCCTCCTGTTGTTTGAGCACCAAATCCACCATATAATTGATGGTTTATATGTGTTGGTTTATAAATAGTAACAGTACTTCCAAATCTTGCTCTTGTATTAGCATCTCCTACAATATCCGTGTGAGAAGCTTGTATAGTTATTCTATCATCATTATTTGGTCCACGCCTTAAAGAAACGTCAGTAGAATAATCATCTGATTGAAAGAAACCAGACCCAGAATTATAAGTGTTTGCATTTAATGTAGCCCAACCATTACCACTAGTTAAGAAATTAAATGAATCTGTACCATTACCTTTCATACGAAGATTATTTGTTAATTCTCCTAATGCAAAATCATCTCCACTTGTAATTTTTTTAACTGGAGATGTTGATATACCACTTGAATTTTCTACTACTACTCTACTCCAAGTAGCAAAAGCACTATTTGTTAGTGAATGTCCTATGTAAAATTGTTCATTATTGTTATAACCTTGTGCTAATGCGTTCCAACCACCACCAGAATCTCTTATATTTAATTTATTAAAATAGAAATGCTGACTATCTAATGGCATACCTTCATCAGTACCTAAATTTGCGTGCATCATACGAGAATATCCGATTGGCAAGTCTGCATATTCTTGTTCTGTATTAACGGAACTAACTAAACTGCTACCAGAAGTGTAACCAAATCTTGTAGCATCATCGGTCAATGCATAAGTTTCTACTCTATCTTGACTAGCGTCTACTAATAAACAATTAGTTTGATTATCAGATTCTACTCTAAAATCTGAATTATGTCCACCCTCATTAAATACTGCTCCGTATTCAACAGACATTGGAGAACTAAAAGAAGTATTACCATAAATACTATGATTACCAGAACTATCTATTATATATCTTTGATTTGATTTTAAATCATCACTATCTGCAATTATAAACTGTGCACTATTATCAGGAGTTCCCATTCTTATAGCTCTTTGACCTGGTCTTTCCAGTTTAAGAACTACTGGACTTCCTGTAATGTGCAAATTAGCATCAACAGAAGTTTCTCCTATACCAACATTACCTGGAGGAGATAATAATAAATTTGTTGTGCTACCATCTAATGTTATGTAAGGTGTATTACCTCCACTTCCATCATCTCCATATAATACAGTATCTGCATCATCAACAGTATTTCCTATACGAAGTTCTCCTTGATAATTATAGATATAAGAGTTTGTTCCATCGTGAAATAATCTTAAATCATTACCAGCACCAATTCCTAAAGTAGCATTATCATTTGGCATAAATACACTACCTGCATTACTTGCATCTATTTGAATGGCAGTAATAACATTATTACCACCATCATCTACTCTTAAAAAAATATCTCCATCAGTTACTTCATTAGTAATATAAAGACTTCCACTATGATTTTCTATATTGTTATTGCCTGAAGAACTATTGTGATAAATTTTTAAATCATTACCAGTTCCTAAATGCAGTTGAACATTATCATCAAGTCTTAAAGTTTTCTGAACAGTAGTATAACCTGCGCTACCATCTAATGTTAGGTAAGCAGTAACATTTCCACTATTATCATCACATTGAAATACAATGTCTTTATTATCTGCGTGTTGTTGAATATACAAGTCTCCAGTAGTATTTTTAAAATAACTATGACTTCCATCAAATTTAAGTTCTAGGTCACTATCATTACCTAGCACTAAGTCTTTACCATCTTTTAGAAATAATTCTCCTTCTAAAATTACATTAGTAGAAGCATTTGGTACTGTTAAAGCAGTTCCACTTTCACTTTGTAATGTTATAGCATTAGTTCCTACAATATTTAAATCAGTTCCCGAATCATTGATTTCTCCATAAGGAAGAACTAAATGTGCACTAGTTGTTACATTTCCCTTAAACCAACCATTTCCACTTCCATTGACATAAAACCAAGTATCTGTAAATGGAGCAGTAGCACTATTAGTTATACCACCAGTTTCAACGTCTGTATCTCCTACCGCAAATACAGAATCTCCTACCATAGCTATACCATGACCAGTAGTAGAATTACCAGCAGATTTTAAATAAGTATAATCTCCTATATTTGATAACCAGGAATTATATAAAATATCGTGAGTAGTAGCATTAGACCAACCACTATTGACTATTTTTAAAAAACTACCAGTACTTCCAGTTTTGTTTATTTGAAAATAGTTAGTAGCATTAAATCCAGCTCCAGTTACAGTACCACTTGTAGTATCATCAGCATTATTCTTTAGAAAAGCATCATCTACATTGAAAGTAGTGCCTGATAAAGTTAAATTAGTTCCACCTGAATAAGTAGTACCACCTATTTGACGATATGTGCCATTGTCATTAATGTGTAAAGTAGTAGTTCCAGTTTCATAACCTAATTCATATACGGCTAAATCTGAACCAGAAGGGGTTCCTGAACCTCTTTTAATTTTAATCGTATTTGACATTTAACTCCTTAATAAGTTCCGCAATCTATAGTAGCACTTGTAATAGTAGCTGCTTCTACATCATTGAACTCAGCGCTACCTACACTACCACTAAAGACTTCACTTGAATTACTAGCGTCTGGAATAAATTTAAATTTGTAATCAGTATCATCAAATCCAAAGAATCCAACTTTTGCTGCACTTCCAGTATGATATTTAAACTCAATACCTCTATCTTTGTTATCGTCAGAACCTGCATTTCCTTCTCCGCCTAATGTGAATATAGGGTCATCAACAGTTACTGTACTTGAATTGACAGTAGTTGTAGTACCATCTACTTGCAAATCACCTTGAATGGTAACTTTTTTGTCCCATCCAATTTTCATTGCTTCTGCAGCAGTACCACTTTCGCCAACATAAAATATTAAATCAGTTTTGTTAGCGGTTGCCGTAAAGTCTGCTGCCGCTTTTGCTTCAATAGAAGCTGCTAGCGCTACAGCATCTGAACCAGCTGATTCATTTTCGGCTGCAAAGTCAATTCTTCCTAACACATTAGATACATCTACATCAGTTCTAGCTGAATATAATCTTAAAATAGCTCCAGATGTTGAATCTACTGAAATTTTAGAGTTTGCACTTTGTGTCATTGCTGCATTAAAGTTAACTCCTCCACTTGCTCCAATTGTAAATGCAGTATTTCCAGCACTACCACTATTATTATATTTGTAAGTATTTGCTACTACATTTGTACCAATATAGTTTGTTGTGCTAATTGAATTAGTAGTTAATGCTCCAGCAACTGTTACTGCACCATCACTAGCTTGTACGCTAAATGCAGAACTTCCACTTGAATCATATACTTTAAAATCTACATCAGTACTTCCAGGTCCAATTTCTACTAAATCTTGTGTAGCATCTATAACTTTAATCATAGGAATGTTATTAGCCGCAATTCTGACTTCGTTGTCTGTACCAAAATCTATATATTCAGTATCTGCTGCTCTACCTACTTTAAGTGAAGTATTAATTACAGATGTAATAGCTGTTTGTGCTGGAGTTATAGATATTGTTCTAGCATTTGCTCCATCAAAAGTTCCAGCTGAAGTTATACCAGTACCCGCAGTTAATGCATTTGGTACTTTTAATACAGATAAAGTATCGCTTGATAATTCTATTGTTGAAGTATCAGCTGCATCCGTGTTTAACATAGTTCCATGAACTTTGTCTGCTCCAATAGTTGCCGCTCCACCCGCTGCTATAGTAATGTCAGAACTAACATTGCCAAAAATAGTATCTTCTAAATTACTAAAAGTAATTTTTTGTGAACCATTGTCATCAGCATCTACCATTGCTATAAAATCAGCTTGTGCTATACTTGATTCAGTTCCTAATTCGTTTAAATCTAATGCTAATGTTACACTATTATCTGTATCTCCACTTGCTACAGTTTTTGTAAGTCCATTACCATCGGTTAAATCAGATAATAATGGTAAGTGTATTGTTGTTGCTCCACTATCCGCTTGATTATCTGCTGTACATCTTCCTATAAATAGTTTTTTCTGATAATTTTGAAAAGCTAACTCACCATAATGCAAACTAGATGGCAAACTTGATGAATCAAAATCAGCAGAACTATTTCTTTTTATTTTTATTCTATTGCTCATTTTATTCTCCTATAAGAATGTTCCGCCGTTAATATCATCTACGTCTATCCACTTTGAACTACTACTATCATATTTTAATAAAGCTCCATTGTTTGGGCTTGTTATGTTAGTATCATTCATTTCATCAAGAGTATCTTCTCCCGAAACTTGTGTATCAACGTAATTCTTTACTGCCTTGGCACTAGGCAATGTTGTATCAGTACCAGCTGTTGAACTTAAGTCTGTATCTAGTACTCCTGCTTTCAAATTATCTACTTCTACGTTGCTGAGTGTATTATTATCAGCATTAATTGTTTTGTTTGTTAATGTTTGTGTAGCATCAGCTGTTGCTGTTCCATTTAATGCATCTCTTACATTAGTCGCACTGCTATTGTCTAAACTAATAGGTATTTCACTAGCATCTATAGTAAAACTATCTGTAACCTTACTAACATTTTGCACTCCTACAGTTTTTGTAGCACTATTATTTTTAACAGTTGCTTTTACATCTACTGGAGTCGTTATTTTTGCTGAAATAGCCATTACCAAATAGGTACCAATCCAGGAGAAACTACAACATCGCCTTGTAATTCTCTTGTTAAAGTTCCATCACTAGCTTGAGAAACTAATTCCCAAACCCCTTCATAATTATCAGCCAAACTATTTGTTTGGTCATCAGTTAATTTCATTGTTAATGTAGTTGTATTAGTTTTTGTTAATCCACTACCTACTCCTAAAGTAAATGTTGGTGAAGAAGCATAGTCAGGCGCTATAACTACTTTGTAATCATAGTTAGCCGTATCATGCGGTGCTTCAAATGTAATAGTATTTTCAAAATCTGTTTTTTGCATTATTTGTAAATCTTGATATTGTTCTAATTCTATCATTTTTTACTCCTAATATAAAAATACTACGTCTGTTGAACTACTTTTTGTTGCACAAATTGGATATGTATGTCCTTTTAACAGATGAAATGCTACTACAACACCATTTACTGTTAAATTGACGTTTGCTGATGTGCCTTTCATATGCACGGCTCTACAAGCGTCTTGGTCATTTCCCGTTGCAACTACTGCTTTGATATACGGAGCAACACTCTCTTGTACTGCGTAATCATTAAGTCCTTTATAACCCATTGTTTTCTCCTGTTATTTAATTGAAAATGTACTTATTGTTTGCGAAAAATACATTTTATTTTTATTGCTTTCATTATCAGCAACTTTTTTATAAAATTCTTTCATATAATATTCTTTTATATCAATACTTCCCATTCTTTCTGCTAATTGTGCTTTTACATAACACACTATTGCTAAAGATAACGTTCTATTTAAATTTAAATGCGAAGATTCATCTGGACTTGTTACTTCAGTTAAACTTGGATTTGCCCAAGTATCTTCGTCTGTATCTGTATGCAATACATTAGGGTCTTTGTCTACAAATAATTTTAAAGGAGCAGTATATTCTATTCTAAGTCCATTAGTTATATTTTCATCTGGATAAAGTAATTCACTTTGGTCTGAAGCTTGTACTCTACCTTGATTGTCTATTATTCTTCCTACTCTAGTAATTTTATATAAACGCAATTTATCGCCTTGCTGATTATAGGCGTATGTTAAATTTGTATCATAGCTCATGGGTTTGTGTCCTCAGATATAATTGGTTCTCCTGATAATCTTCTAATTTGTTTATATTTATTATCATCTTCAGTATCTAATACGCTTATACTTTTTAACGATACTAAATCTGCGGGTAAATTATAATCTCTAGTATTTTTAACTATATTTAATTTTTTTGTTCTTAAAAATAATTCATTGTTAGAATTTAATAAATTTATAGCATCTTTTATATAAGCAATTACTAAACTTGTATCACGAGAATTAACTCTTTCCATAATTTCTAAAACTTTCACGATGTCGGTCCTTGCTCTCTTCTTTGAGATTGTTGTTGTTGTTCAGGCGCTCCTAAAGCTCCTGTAATAGATTGTAATTCTGATACGGCTCTTTGATAATAGTTTAATGCGGTAGAAAGTCTTTGATTAGCTAAAGACAAATCTCCTTGAAAAACTGCTAATACCGCTTGAGCCATTTCTGGGTCTTCATCTTCTAACCAGTGTATAGCACTTAAACTTGTTTTGCTTGTAGCGTCTGAAGAAGTAATTCCTCCTTCTAAAATCTTTTCAGCATCTATAGAATTAGATAATCTTAACATATCTAATGACGCTGCATATAATAAAGCAACATTTTCAAATTCTGTTAATACCCATGAATCGGTATTTTCATCAATTATTGGAGGAGCTGAATAAACAATAACTCCTTTATCTCCCTCTTTATGATTGAGAGCTGTCAAGCTTCCTCCTATTGGTGTATAAACTTTACCAAATGTTAATGTGACATTTGTTCCATTTGCTGAAGCGTTTGATGACGCTACAAATGTTGTAGAATTAGTAATACTTTGAACAGTAGTCCCTGTTAATCCAGGACCAGTTATTTTCATCCCAACCTCTATGTTTGCTGTGCTATCCATTGTAACGTTAGGACTTCCATTTGTAGTATCACAAGTATCATTTGCTAAACCAGTATAATCATTATAATCAGGGTCTGGTTTAATATATATTTTACCACTTAATTTATAATACAAAGGAAACATTTTAGTTGGAAAAGATAAACTATCAGGTTCATCAGTAGAGTGTATAGAATTATCTGGTAATTCTTGAGCTACTCTTTTTTTAGTTCCGTCATAACGATATACTGCTAATATTTTATCATAAGCTAAAGAAGAACCATTTCCAACAATATTTGCTCCAGTACTATCAAATCCATTAATTTCTACTTCAGAAGCAATAGACCATAAAAACTTTTCAGGTAAACTAGATATAATAAATTTAGCACCAGCATTTAAATGCTCTACTAAGAATCTAGCTTTAGAAGCGTTTCCAGTTATATTATTTACTTTTTCCCATAATTTCATATATATCTCCGTATGCGAAAGGTCCCCGTAGGGAGAAAGGAGGTAAAGAACCTACAAGGACCAACCGCAAATTAACTATTTAGATTATTTCCAAATAGCGTGTGATTCTGGCATTTTGTATTCAAAACCAGCTTCAGTTAGAATCATATCAACTCTCTTATCTACACCTGAGTTTTCTAAGTTCTGAACTCCGACGTAAATAGAAGTGTCTCTATTAACTCCATTACCAATTAGTGGTCTGTAAGCAACATTGTTCATGTTGATAGCAGCGATTTTGACGTGTGAGCCATCTAAGGCAATACATCTAGCAACGTTCATTTTACCATAAACTGTTGCAATTTCTGTTACGTCTAATCCCATTACTTTCTTTCTACCAGTAACGGCTAAGTCTGCACTAAAGCGATTAAAGTTATTACCATTATCGCCAAGTCCAATGTTGTTCTTAAAGAACCCACCTAATTTGTGCAACCAAGTGTACACTTCAGTACTACATAAGAATACTGTTGCTCCGTCTTGATTGTATCTAGGGTCAAAATATTGAGACATATCTTGTAAGAAGTCATCAATAGTTTTAGCGCTTGTCCAAGAAAAGATGTTACCAAAATTCAAGATGTAATCAATTGCACCTTGAGTGTGGGTTACTGAACTATCTGTAACTTGTGAACTGAATAATCCAGCCCATTCAATGTCCCATTTGTGCTCAATAAGTTTTTCTTTCCATGTTCTAGCCCACTCATTTGGTTCGTATTTAAGAGCTGTTGCTCTAGCGGTATTTGTCATACCAAACTCGCTTCTAAAGATTTGAGTTTGTCCAAAACCAGTTGAGTATGGGTTATCTTTCCAAGATTCTCCAAGTAATGAAGAGCCTTCTCCATATGAAGTACCAACAACGTATGAACGTTTTCCTTCTAATGATTCAGCAATATCTTCTAAGTATACTGATACGTCAGGTTTATTGTTAGCTAAGAAAGATGCTAGTTCATTTGTACCTGCTGCTCTAAGAACTTTACCAGTAATTAGAGATAGTTTAGCTGGGTTTGCACCACTAGCTCCACTAAGGTCTTTGTCTGCATCTGCTACTGCTGTGATACGAACTAACATATAATCGTTAACTGCATTTCCAGCTGCGTCAGTCATAGGTACTTTTAGTACTTGGTTAGGTTGTAGAAATTGTGGTCTTGTACCATCGTCTCCTACTTTAATTTCACTATTACTTTGTCCTTTTACATTTTGAATGTTTCCAGCTGAGTAATAGTCTGTTCCTGCGTAAAGTTTAACTTCATCTCCAACAGCTGGTGCTGCAGTAGCGTGGTTAGCTCTTGCTAGGGTTGCGTCATCAAATACATCAGTTGAAGTAGATTTAATACTTCCAACGATATATACATAACGCTTCATGAATGAATGTCTCTTCTCGGTAAACTTAAAAGTTGGGTCATCCGTAGGTTTTTTAGCCATTGTAGAAACGAGTCTAAAAAACGGAGTCTGAGCTAAAGCGAGTTCTGAAAATCTATCGCCAAAGTCATAACGTCTACGTAAATCACCAGTAGGGTATGCTGTTGTTGGATTAACTCCACCAACTTGTCTCCCTCTGTTAAGCAAACCAGTAGAAGTAGACAATGCTAAAGGTGTACTAGGCATTTTATGTCCCTCCTCGGGGTTTGTTTATTTACATTAACTCATCTAGCCCAGAACCTTGAGATAACAACTTGTCAAAAACTGCATCGTCAATTGATTTTTCTTCCACTTGCACATTCCCACTTGAAGCTACACTAGTAGGCATTTGTCTTACATTTTTCATTTGTTGTACTACTTCTTCACGAGCTCCGTTAGCAACTAAGTTGTCTCGGTTTTCTCTATTTTTTAAATAATACACATCTTCCAATGTTAATGTATGACCTTTTGCAAAATCCATTAAATCATTATAATCTTCATCTGAAACATTATGTTTTGATTTAAAACTAGTTTCTTCAGAAGCTCTTCGTGATTGTTCAGATTGTTGTCTTGCAAAATCACCTAATCGTCTTTGCACTACTCCATCTACTGTTGCACTAAACAACTTAGCAGATTGAGAAGAAGGGTCTGATAAAGCTTCATCGTAATCAAAAACGAAATCTTCATCTATTCCAAGTTGCTCTTTTACACTCTTAGGAGCTGAGCCGCCACCCTCAAAATAACCTCTCACGTGAGTGATTAAATTAGGGTCTTCTTTCATTGCATTTAGTAAAGGCATATAAGGTTCTAACTCTTGTAAACGAGTGTTAAGTCGTTTAGCTTCACGAGAAGAATCCGAATATCTCTTTTCTAAATTAGTTACATCCATTTCTGGAGCAACTTCTTGTTCAACAACTTGAGGTTGTTCATTACGAGGCTCTTGTTGTTCAACGACTGGCTGTTCTAGTGTTTCGCCCATCACTTGTTTATCAAGCTGAGAAAAAAAATCTTCAGCCACAGTATCATCCTGTGGGGTTAATGCTTCTGCTCTTAAAGAGTCGTCTTGCATTAAGTTATCCGTGTTTTGTATATTTTCTTCCATACTGTACTCCTTTTAATTTACAGTTATTTTTTCTGTTTATCAACATTATTCTTTTTCTGTAATGCTAATTCTTTTTTAGCCATATCAACAGTGTCTTTCATTCTACCCTGTAATAATTTTTGTTCCATAGCAGATTGATTAACTTGTCTATCTATTTGTTTTTCACCTTCATTAACTTTATCTTTAATTTGGTGTTGTACTAATTGTCTTTCTAATGTTTCTATAGTTCCAGCTTGATTTTTCATAGCTTCTTCCATAGATTTTATTTGACCTTCCATTTGGGCATAAATGCTTTTACGTTGCAATATAGATTTTTTATTTCTTATATCTGTTTGTTCTAACATAGCTACATCGTCAATTAATCCAGATTGATACCATTTGAAATATTCATCTAATAATGCCCAACGATTTATAGGTTGTGTTGAACCAGCTACAATTCTTATATCAAATTGCGAAGTTGCATAATCGTTGTATCTATTAATTGCTTCTCCAAAATCATTGTATATTGGAATATTAATAGTTACTTCTTGAAGTTCTCCTTCAGTAGCTCCTGCTTCTGGTTGTACTATTCTAAATACTTTTTGAGTCCTATAAACAAATTGTGCTACATCTTTAAATATTTTACCTAAATGTTCCAATGCTGGTTCCACAGAATTATTTACCCATTGTCTAATTCTTCGTGTTCCATATTCATCCATTGCTAACATACCACGATAAGTTTCATGGCTATTTTGTCCAACTCCTTGCATACTAGAAGATATACCACTTAAATGTTCTATATCTTGTTTTCCTTGTTGAGTTACTGTATAAAAAGCGTTATTAATTGGCAACGGTTGTATAGCAGTAGGAGGTTCAAATCCTTGTCTGTATTTTAACATAGCTCCAGGAGAACTTGAATATTTTTCCCATTCTTCTTCATCAACACTTCCTTCAGTATATAGCCATCTTAAATTTGACGCTAAATTTGCATTATGTAACATAATTTGATGAGATTTATTTATTTCTCTTTGTTTTCCAATCATAGGCATAACTGCGCCAACTGGATAAGGAGTGTTTGTAAAGCTATAATTAATTGGAACAATTGGATATTCAGTAATGTTAGGAATAACTGTTTCGTATAAATATATATCTCCAGCAGAAGCACAAACTTTTATTTGTGTTTTATAAAATTCTACTAAATCTACAATACTTTTTTGAAATTTTTCGTTATCTTTTGCTAATAATTCGTATGCAGATTTTTCCATAACTTGTTGCACAGTTTTAGTTTCAGCTTGTACCATTTCAGCTTCCATCATTGCAATTGCTTCTTGTAATTGATTTTGTGCATCTTGTTGTATTTTTTGCAATTCAAGCTCCATTCTTTCAGCTATCATTTCTCCTTCTTGAACTGCTTGCATTAATTCTCGTTTTTGCTCTTCTATTCCTACTTGTAATTCTTGTTGCAACATTTCAGCACGTTGTTGCGCTTCGGCTTTAATTTTTTCTAATTCTTTTTCGCTAGGAGGAGTAGATATAAATAAATTTACATAAGGAACTTTTTCCTTGGTGTATACTTCATAAAAATCAATAATTTCATCTTGTTCTCCTTCTAAAGTATAAGCTTCTTGCTCTATATCTCCAGGTTGTATAGTTTCTGATTCATGAACATCTCTTTGAGAATATTGTTTACTTTGCATTTGTCCACTTGCTCTTACAATTTTTTTCTTATATTGTGGAAACAATCTTACTAAAGAAGATTTAGATAAATTCTTTTGAACAATTAAAAAATTAGCATCTCTAAATAAAAAATCTCTACTTTGAGGGTCTACATACAAATCATACGGGTCTACAGTTTTAAAAACTACTTCTCCCATTCCTTTGTCTGCGTCTGGGTCAATATCAATTCTAAATAATCCCATTCCTTTTACTAAAGCATCTTGTATAACTTCTCCAAACAAACTTTTACCATTAGATAAATGCCAACAATATTCAGCTACCATACTATGAATATGCGCTATATCAGTATCGCTACCTTCTGTTCCAATTGCTTGCCATCTAGGATTGTTTGCTGTAACAAAGAATTTCATTATATCTATAGCAGGTGATATGCGATTAATAATAAAATCTGGCATACCTCCTTCTCTTAAATCTTCTTTTTCTTCTTGAGTTAATTGGTCATTTAGATAAAAATCCATACTTTTTTGAGAATCAGTAAACCATTTTTTTCTAGCATAACTATTAGCTTTGTCAAATAATTGTCTATTAACATCAGCTTTATTTTTTCTTCCTCTTTTTGCCATATTAATCCCTTATTTCAAAATGTGGTAAATCATCAAAGTTATTATCTTTTAATTCTGTATCTCTATCCCAATCTCCACCCCAACGAACAGTAAGTCCCATTGAAGCTGCAATCCCCATAACAAATCCAGCAAAATATGTAAATCGTTCTCTATCTTTCCAATCTATTGGATAAGGAGCAACGTCTACAGCTAATGAAGGATATTGGTTATGTTTGCCTTTAGGATATTGTAATTTACTAAACCCTTCTTCAAATAGTTTGTTCTGTTCTTCTTCGCCACGATGACCTTGCAAAACAGTACAATCAAAATCTTCTACTACTCTTTCAAATAGCTCTATTAATCTTGGGTCGCAAGTATTTAATCTTTCTTGTGATTTTTTACCAAAACTTGCCATTAATAACCTTTTTTATCTATATATCCTGTCATGTCAGGTCCACTATCGCTATCTTGGGTTCTTTCGTAAAGACTTCTTCCATAAGCTTCACCTACTGCGGAAACTTGTTCATTAAAAATTTTTGCACGAGCATCCATTGATTTTGGAGAACCTACATCTCCCATTGTATCCATTAATACATCTTCTATTGATTTGCCTTTTTCATCCATATCTGCCAAACCATGTTCTCTTCTCCAAATATTTGTATTAGAAATACCTTCTTCCATATACATTTTATATTTATCAGTTGCGTGTTGCGTTACTTCGTTCCAAACTCCTTCTTGATAATCTTCTTGATTTTTAATAATATTAAATTGGTACAATAGGTCTTGCCATGCAGCTATTTCAGCTTTATTCATATTCCCTGGAGCTTTCCAAGTTTGAGTAACATCTTTTACTAAATTAGCTCCTTTATTTTGTATATTTTGACTTACTTGTGGCGCTGTTTTTGATTTCATTCTAGATTCTTGGTCTTTTTGATACGCTTTTTCATATTCAGCTTGACCTTCGTAAGTGTAATCAAACTTTCTAACATTTCCATTTATATCTACAAATTGTGGCATTTTATACTCCTAATTATTTTTTATAAACTTTTTCTGCTCCAGCAATTCCAAACGAACCTAAAGTTACCCAAACAAATGAATTATAAATATTATCGTTAATTATAATTTCTTGTCCTAATAAACCTGTTACTAAATCTACAACTCCAAATACGCACATTAGTGCAAAAGAAATAAATCCAATAATAGATTTTTCATTATATTCGTTTTTATCTTTAAATATTGCCCACATCTTTCTTCTCCCTCTATGCTGTTATCCAGCTTTTAGCTTTTCTCTTTGGTTTATACCATTTCGGTTTATCTTTTGTCCCATTTTGTTGATAATTAGGGGGAAAAGCGTGTAAATTAGCATAATATAGTCCCTCAATTGTATCATCATGAGCCATTCTTGGTCCAAATGTAATGATTTCATTAATTAAATCAAACATATTTTCTCTAAAATATAAGGAACCTACACTAAAAATGCCAGATAAACCTGAATAAATCCTATTTCTTTTCTGTGTTCCACCTGGTTTTTCAGGAATTACGCTAATATCGTAACGATTAATTCTCCTCCTTTCGTCATTAAGAGCTTGAAAAACACTACGATTCATAGCTACATCTTCTACTGTAGCACTACTACAATTATATTTTTTATACAACTCAATAATGTAATCTACTACTCCTTTTTTATCAAATATCTTACCATCTTTGTCTTTTGCTCCTAATGTAGGAATACTTCTATGTCTTTCATATTCTAGCACATAGCGATTGTTATTTGCATCAACTGCAATAACCATAATAACACTAAAATCTGATTCTTTTGTATCAATATCAGTAGCAGGGTCGCATCCAATAAAAGTATTTACTGGAGTTTTTTCTCCGTCTTTTACAATGTATCCCGTGTTTTCATTGTCGTCATATTCGTAATAACCTTCCCAATATTTAATATGTTTTTGTGTCCAAATAGAATCTTCTTCAGATTGAACTTGCATCATATATTCTTGATAAAACTTAGAAGGCGTTCCACTATCCTGATAGAATTTTTTCTTTTCTTCTAATTTTTCTAATGGAAACCACCCAGGCCACAAAGAAGTCCCATCGGGCAATATAGCTTTATAAGTAATTACTCTCCACGCAAAATCTTTTTGGTTTTCTCCTTGACGCTCATAATTAACGATAAGATTATTGATGAAGCTATCAAAATGCACAGGAGTACCATTGACCCTAAGACGACCAGTATGAGGCTCAATAGCAGGATAAACAACAGCAGTAACGAGATTACTGTTTTTAGCCCTTGCTTCAGCCGTAATAGTATTTGCTTCGTGTTCGAAGTCGTCAAGTATGATGAGGTCGTATCTTTTATGCAATTTAGCACCTCCTCTAATACCCGCAACGTTTGATTTACTAATGAGTTTACATCCATTTTTCAACTCCACATCTTCTTCTGTCCATTTTTTCCCTTTCAAATTACCAAAGTAATATTTTATTTTATCGTTAAACTCAAAATGGTATTTAATATAATCCATATTACCAGTACTAAGTTTTTGCGTAGCAGATACCCATGCATAAAATAGCATATCGTCTTGAGGGCAAAAACAAAAGTCTTTGATAATTGAGCATTTAGTAAGCACAGTTTTTCCATGACCACGAGGTAAAATAACTGCTAATTGTTTTACTTCTGGGTTATCAATAGCATCAGCCATCTCATAATGAAATGGAGGTGTTTCACTTCGCATAAAGTCATCAGGAAGAAATAACTTCCCGAATGCAATCATATCTTTACTTGCTAGTCTTAGCGCTTCTTCCGCTTTGCTTATGTTCTGTATCTTGTGCATTTTTTTCTTTTTCTAATACATCTTCCATGTATTTTTTTAATTTATTTTCATCTTTATTCATACGAATATACATATCTACAACATTATCCATCATCATAACGTGACGATGTAACATTTGTATTTGCATAGTTAGTTCTTTAATACCTCTAACTAAATCATGTTTAGACAATACAGGTTTATTTCTTTTACCCACCTTGACCTACCTTTCTTTTTTTGTAATTAGGACTTTCCTTAGTATAGTATTTAGTATTTTTACCCATACCTTGTCTAGTCTTCTTCTTTCTTTTAACCCTCTTTTGGAAAGTTCCAAATATTCTTCTTCTCATTAGTCCATCCACTTTCCGTGATTTAACAAATGCCAACATCTATGTTTGAATATCTCCCAACCTAATTGAAAGTATCCGTCTGAATAATATTCTCCTGCAGTACATTTCATAGTATATTGTTTATTCTTCATCATTAGTATTTCTCTTTCTTTTTTTTGGTCTACCGACTTTACCGCCGTATGTTCCTGGTCCTTTTGGCATTTTAATTCTCCCAACAGTTTATTCTATCTTTAGTAAATTCCATAGTAATCCAACCAGTACGTTGAATCCCATAGAAGCTATAACGAGCATAGTCTGCGTATCTAAGGAACGACCCTCCTCTTACATACCATTTTCGTTTTAGACTTTCTTCTCCGTCTTCTATTGTCAATGAATCAATTGGCTTACAATACAACTGATGATTATGTCCTAAAAAGTATACATCGCCATCAGAATAAACTGAAGCCATTTTATCCAATTCTGTGTCTCCGTTTTTAGCTCCACTCTTTCCGTGTCCACTAACAAGAAACCAATCTTTGTCGCCAATAGTTATTTGTGCGTATCCAGGCAATCTAAAATATGGAACATCCATTTCACTTGCTAACGTTTTACATACATCAAAATCTAGTATGTTAAAACTTCTTAGATAGTCGTGATTCCCTCCTCTTATAAATAGGCACTTATCCTGTATGGGTTGTACCAGTTTTAAGAAGCTTAGATATTGCT